GGGACCCTAGCGTTGGATATTAGACTAACAATGTCAGACTCTTCCTTATAGGGAATCACCTCCAAGCGGTTTTTGCCAGTTATCGCCTTCAGTTGCACGCCAAGAAATTCTTGCGAATTTGGCTGCTCTCCTTCCTCAAGCTCTTCCTGCACCTCATCCCACTGGTAGGTATCTCCTTTAAGGACGAGTCCAAAATTCTCCCTCATAAAGGTCTTCACCGCTTCAACGTCCATTATGTCAACTCCATAGTGTTTATGAGCCTCTATGAGAGTGACAAAGGCTGTCACACTCTTAAAGGTATCCACTCCAGTTGTTCCCACACATCCAGTCAATAGACCTGTCTCACTACGATAGGGTTGTGAGCCGTTGACAAAGAACTTAGCGCCTACTAGCTGTTTCTTCCAGACTTCTCCTACAAACTTCCAAAAGTTGCTCGGGCCGTGCTCCCGTTCGTAACAGTGAAGAACATAATCTACATACGCCGCAGCCTCAGTCTTGTGAATGGAGCCATCCATACACTGGAAGTCGGGAGAACAGGAGTACAAGACTCCATCTTCCCTCCTAACCAGTCTCACATCATCTCCATACGCACAGAACTTGACCTCACCCTCCTTAATCTCACACATCCAGTTGAATAGTCGTCGGGACCCACCGCCAGCATACGAGAACCCACACGCATTTGATCCCTTTTCATGGAACAAATACATGTTGTAGGTAAACGGCTGGTTTAGGGCTGAACACAAAAACTGGGTGGGAAAAGAAAAAGAGAAGTAAGGCCGAGTCTTCTCATGCAACTTATCTGGTGGATACCTATCTGTCTTGTTCTTACACTGGCACACTAGGAACTCTTCATTCTCCCTTAAAAACTTATCCAGATGATCCTGGTTGGCTTCCTTGATCAGCTCACCAATGGCGTCAAAGCATTCATCGAGACACTGTCGCTTGGTCCTATAGAAGGGAGGACCTGCTCCAGAACTCTTGTTTACCCTGACGCTCGAGATGAACTCTTCAATGTTCCCGTTCCAATTTGGGAGTCCCTCCTGCACCGGTAGCGCGGCTCTTACATCTTCGAATCTGATGTTGTACTTTTCCATCGCGGTCTTGGGA